AATCTCGGCGGCTTGATTGCGAGTCTCAAGAGAACCATTAGTAGATCTCTCGAGCTCGATCATGAGAGCTGGAGTCGTCGGTAGCTTGTTGTATTTGAGAATGAACTCGAGCATGAGCTCATAGGCCACGCGCTCGCCTCCCTCGAAGTATTCGGGCTTGACGTGAGGCATCGCCTTGCGGCAGTAGCCCTCGTCGTTGATAAACGTCTGTAGTACTAACTTTTGTAGATTACTTTCCATTCAATTTTCCAATCTTTGCGTCATGACTCGACAGTATTCCTGTGAGCAGATCGCCTGCATAGTGTTGAAACCTAGGATTATTTGAGACGTCGGATCGAGAGTACAGCGTGTAGTTGAACGACAACTTTGCCACGCCGAGGCTCGGCTCTTCGGTCACACGAACGTACTCGTAGCTATATAGCGTGCCGGCGAACTCCCCGGTCAACAATTTTACCATCGTCACACCGGGGACGTTCGGTGACGTCATCAGCACGTAGTCGATGTCCTCAATCGGCATCTTCTTCAGACCCAGCATTCGGACGAGACGTAAGCATTTCCTTGTGGCCCATTGAGTAGCGGTTCTTAACATATTCTTTGAAGTCAGTCTTTTCGTAGATGGTATTCCAGAACGAGTCGTCGAAGGTCTGATCGGCGCGGAGCTTCTTGGACAGGTCCTTCTTGGTCTTCGGATCGTGGGCGACGTACCAGCCGACCTGAGGCTTAGTCACATATCCACCTTCGAATGCCACATCGAGGAGACCAGAGTTTCTTTCGATGCCGCCTTCCCAAGATACGGAGATCGGAATCTTGGACTTCTCACGAACGAAGCGAGACTTCTCAATGTTGATGATGAAGTGATAGCCCTTCATCTCGTCTCCGTCTTTGTCCTGCTGACGACCGATGATCCAGATCGTATCGGCCGAGTAGTAGATACCGGTACCGCCAGAGACAATATCTTTAGGATAAAGACTCTGTTCTTTATACGTATGATTGACGGCCAAGAGAGGAATGTCCTTCAGAGTCAACATAGGAGTGACCATGCGAAACAAACCTTTGAACGCCTTGGCTCGAGTCATATCAGCCACGGACTTCTCGTTGATTGCATCTTCGACTTCTTTCTTCGAAGCCAGATTGCCGATAGAGTCGATCATGATGATGATCTTATCGCCACGATTGATGCCATTTAATTGAGAGACCAGATCGAACTTGAGTTCTTCGATGTTCGTGATTGGCGTATGAAGGACTCGAGAAGGATCGATGCCAAACGAGGTGAAGTAAGACTGCGGAGATCCAAACTCAGAGTCATAGAACATGCACACGGCATCGGGATTCTCCTTCAGATATGCACCGACCATGAGCAAGCCAAATGAGGTCTTGAAATGTTTAGAGGGACCAGCCAGTATGGTCAGGCCAGATGTCAGGCCGCCGTCGATTGCACCAGAGAGTGCCACGTTAATCATGGGCACTTCGGTCTTAGTGAACTCCTTCACGCCAAATAGCTTTGAGTCCGCCATGACTTCCGCGCCGTCGATCTTAGATGCCTTCTTGAGGCGTTCGAGTAGTGATGTAGATGATGTTGCCATAGAGCTGATAATATAAACTGTTGATTGTTAATTGTACATCAATTAAGCCATAAATGTTTCCAGAGAAGAAGCTTCTCCAGACGAGATGCATTGACGCACGTTGTCCTGAATGAGGAATCCATCCGCATAGTCGTCGAGTGGAAGCTTATCTTCGAGGAACATCTTGACCATTCGAGCCGGATGTTCGGCCGTCGTAACTGGAACGTTCTGACAGATATGATTCAGATTACGAGAGGGATTCAGAAGTTGAAAGTCGAGAGGCATCTTCATGATCGAAAGACATTCACGGACGTTGAGGAATCGATCATGACGATGATGTGTGAGCATTGTAGGCATGTGACCGACAAAGGCACCAATGACATCGCACGGTACCTCGATCTGCTTACGCATAATGTTTCCACCCATGCCTAGCTTCAGATGCATTCCCTTGGATCGTTCAGCGAGCTTAGAGAATCCATTCTTTTCCATCCAAGCTGCCACACGCATGTAGTCGTGACCCGGTGCTCCCTCGATCGAGCGAAGCACATTGGCCGTTCGAGTGAGTGACTCGGCAAACTTGCGATGAGAGATGCCTCCATGAACTTCTTCGAGGAGATAACGATAATAAGGATCCTGTGAAGGAACCTTCTTCGAAGTCAAGATCTGAGACATCGGATCGTCCTTGGCCGCTCGACGAGCCATCTCGATCGTGTCTTCGATGCGTTCGTTGGAAGAGTGATTGCAATACTCGAGGAGCGGAATCTTGTCACCCTGCCAGAAGAAGTAGAACGTACGTTCACGGACCTGTGAGAGTCCATGTACCAGAGACTTAGTCTTGAAAATCGAGAAGGTATAGCCGTTCTCTTTACCAATCTTACGAAGACGATCCACGACCGGCTCGCCGAGCTTCGATGCGAGGCGCGGAGCATTCTCACCCCAGAACACGCGAGGCTTGATGTTGCCGAGGACGTACTCGGCGGATCTAAACATCCACTCGTTCATCGCGCTCGAACCGGATGCGGTAGGCGAGAGGGCAGACAGACCTGCACAAGGACAAGTAGTTGATATAGCATCTACATAATGAGGATGTTTGCCTCCTTCATCGAGGGCGATATATGGTACTTCGTTATTATAGTAATTTACAAGATGCGAATCATTATTCTTAAATGGCGAATATGTTAAAAGATAATCCGGTCGAGTACCAAATATATTTTGCTGAGCAATGGTTTGCCCTCCAATCAGTGGGACAATACTGGCATGTTTAATCATTTGAATGTTTTCTTTTGATGTGTAATTTCACGTTTCCTGCATTATTTTCATATTCGCAATGAGGACATTTAATTTTTTTATGCATCGCATTTAGACACTTATTTCGTTTCTCAGGATCTGACATATGCTGTTTAGCAATATCACTGCGAAGCTTTTGAACTCCTTCATTGGCATAATAATTATTTTTGAATGATTCTGCCTGACGTCGTTTCAGTTCTTCATTTTGCATGCGTTCAGATTGTAATTTTGAACGCTTCTTAGATAGATCTTTTGTTGAAAGATATGGACCTCCTCCACCACTAGCCAAATTCCATCCAGTCAATTGAGTAGGACGTAATTGAGCTTCATATGCATAGCATTCATCAAGAGTTCCTTCAAAAATAATTTTTACATTCTTTTCAAAGGTTAAGTTGTTTTCTTTAATTAAATGGCGCATATGTTTTCTATCTGTACTATGTTCGCGAAATCTTTGATAAACACCTTTTTTAGCATTTACGACACCGATATATCCTTCTTCTATCGATGGATTGTTTGGGTTTTGAATGTGATATACGTAACCTTCTGATTTGATTATTGAGTCCATGTGCTGGTATTTATACTATCCAGCGCACGGACTGGGTAATTATTTTTCGAAGTCATTCAAAAAAGGTTTCTAGGGAGTTATGCGGTACTTCTAATAATTCAGGTTTATGCGGCACTTTAGATAATTTCTTTGGAGTGCTGAAGGTATCTATTCCATTCCAATGAGGATAGAACTCACGCGAGAGATGAATCGAATGAGGCTTCTCCATGAATTTAAAGTCGAGCTCCCTCGTCGATCACGTGATACGGCACCTCGTGATTGTAGTAGTTGAGGAGGTGCGAGTCGTTGTTCTTAAACGGAGAGAACGAGAGGATGTATTCTGGACGAGTGCCAAATACGTTCTGCTGAGCGATGGTCTCGCCGCCGATGAGTGGTACGATAGATGCGTGTGTCATGCAAAAAATTCTTCAAGGATTGTTGTATGGTTGTTCACATCTAATTTATTCATTTTTTTCAAAGGCTTCTCTTTGAGAGGTACGGAAAAATGTTGCTGACCGGTCCAGTGAGGATAGAACTCGCGCGAGAGGTGAATCGAGTGAGGCTTCTCCATGTAAGCAAAGTCGAGCTCACCCTTGCCGTTCAGGAGGTAGTCCGTCCAGCGAATGAACTTGGCACGACGTGTGGCCTTCTCGACGGCCTGATTAAATGTATGACGGACTTCAGCGCGCTGAGCCCATGTTCCCCAGAACGGCTTGCCTTTATAGTAACCGGTCTTGGGTAACTTACGAGACTCATTCTCGAGGGGCAGGAGTTCGTAGATCGCTACGTCCTTGATCGGAAGCATCTCGACGGCCTCTACATATCGAAGAGCCAGAGACATCGTGTTGGTAAATGAATCACCTTCCAAACGACAGAGATGATGACGCACGTCGATGTTGCCAAAGTAGAACTCAGCGGAAGTTACCTTGTCGACGGAGGTAAACTCTTCGATGAACGTATGAAGTCCCAGAGTCAAGGCGCCGTTCAGAGTCTTGAATGGAACCGAGTTGACCGTCCATCCCGGACGATGCATGCAGATCGCATGAGAGTCTCCGATGACTACCTTGTCCGTGACGTGTGGAAAGCGAACCATCGTGGACTCGAGGCGCATGCGCTTGAGATTGACCAGATCCGTCTCGAGCCATTCGGGCTGAACGTCCTTGGAGTTCTTCTTGGCGTGCTCAATCCGTTCGCCGATCATCTCATCGATCTTTGGAAAGTCTACGGCCAAAGAATATACCTTGCCCTTGAACTTTGAGAAGTTACGAATGTTCCAAGCATAGGGAAATGATTGCACTCCACCAAAGAGATTCAAGCCACCGGTCCAGTCAGATCCCCAGTAAACGTAGACGACATCATACTCATTATGATCCTCATGTGCATTGCCTGCCCAATTGATATCGACAACATCATACTCGCCAGTCTGTCGAATCTGATCGGCATAGATGACACCTTGCGAGGATCTATGTGATGCCAAACGAGGAACTATCGGAATGAATGGTGCCGTGACTAATGCTTTCATGATTATTGAATCTTCCAGGTGTCGTTACGATTTAGCTTAATGTCATTCGAATCGAAATGTTTTATCTGCCAGTCGTGATTTTCTAGAGCAACCACCCAGCAGCTATTCAAGTGGATACCGTAGTCTATAATCATGACGGCCAATCCATGTCCCAGTGGAGTCTTGACCCACATAGGATGCTCGAACTCGTGTGTCATATTGTAGACATTATATCAGTCAAATGAGCCTTGTACATCTATTTGTGAAGTTGTTTTACCATTGATTATCACTTTACCAGCCGGATGCTTTGCCAGATTGAAATTCTCTGGAAAGATCCACGTGTATGGAATACGCTTCGTTGGATGTTTTACGCCATGTCTAATTGCTATGGATTTGTAAAATAGGCAACTTTTATCCTCTACGTTCAACCAATGTTGGCATGTCATAGGATTGTCTGGATGCTCGCAGAGGTAACTCATCTGAGCGAGCCACACGTTGGCCTGATGATTCTTTGGAACGAACTCGCCGTCCGCATCGATCTCATACTTCACCTTGCCGTTGACGTTCTCGAGGAAGATCTGATGCATGCCGTCGAAATGCCCAGTACCTCCATAGAGTACGGACTCGGGATCTACCAGATGAGGATAGGCCATTGCGACGTATCGAGCCGTGTTCTTACACGGATAGAGCGGAGAACGAAAGTTCTGTTCCTTCTTGAAGTGAGCCTCGAGGATCTTGGCAAACTGCATCATCGTGTACCTCTTACCATTTGTAAGATGATGATGAAGAGCATTCGCCGCCTTCAATGGTCCGGTCAGGAGCCATTCCTTTACATCCGTACCCTTGGGATAGTAGATCTGAAATAAGTCAGATCGAGCATGACGATTATGCTTGAAGTGCTCGCGAGTCTTATCGATGCCGTGGGTCATCAGATGAGTTAGAGTACCCCAATGCTCATTGGTAAACGAGAAGACGAGGGCGTACCAAAGACGATCACGAGAGTCTTTTACTCCTGTCATGAGCTCTACGAAAGGATGTTCATGCCAATGAAGGCGATGGGAGAAGATCTGATAGTCTTCCTTGAGCAGCTTATCTTCTCGAAGGTCAAACTTACGACAGAACTCAAAGAACTTCGCCACGCGCTCCTCATGAGTCCAGTCGCGCATCCAAGAGTCCTTGGGCTTGCCGTCCTTGAGTGTAACCTGAGCCGTGTTAGGATAGAGAATGTCGTTCATTGCATGTCCTTCTTCCATTTACGATACGAGTCCGTCTTTACAATTATCGATGCGTCCTTTAGAATGGGGTCGCGGCCAACATTCCACATCAGTCGGCGCTTCTTGCCATCCTTGGGAATAAATTTCCAAATTTTTCCGTCGTAACTGGCAACGGTCGGAAATGGTGGTAGATTTTCTTTCTTCTCGGCCTGTGGAAACGCCAGAGGCTCCGAGATCACTTCTGCTCGACCGAGTTCACCGGCCTGTAGATTACGTGCCACGGCGACACATGTAAACTTAGCATTCGGCCAAGCGATCTGAAGGGCTCGAGAGAGGACACCGGTAGAGATTGCCACATATACCTCATCAGGTTCTGGAATCGTAGATGCGGCATGTATGATAGCCGCCGTCGCCAATTCATGCTTGAGGCCAAGAGGAATGAAACATGCATTACGTTCATCGGCCCATCGCTTGGCATAGAGATTCAGATTCGGCATAGCCGCGATGCGTTCGAAGATCGGAGTGGCTCCGCGTTCGATGCAGCATGCCTGATGCAATGAGATCTCCTTCGAAGACGGCATGAATAGGACTACGTCCTTGTTGTGACGCTTGGCTACATCGCATAGAGATACTCCGGCCAGTCCAACTCGAGGCTGACAATACACGAGGGTCTTATTCAGAATCTTTGAGCAAAGGAGGTCGCCGGCTCGAGTCTTGGTACCCACGGTCAGGTCATCTCGAACCACCTGCACTCCCTCGTGCTCGATGACCATGGGAGAACTATTGTATGGAGTCCAGCCCTCGCATAGACTCAGGTAGTACTGCTTCGCCTCCTCGTAAGACATTCCCATCGGGACGTCTTTATTGTTGCCGTCGATTACGTGTTCGTCGTGTGCCATAATTTTATTTAGTGGGGAATTTTTCTGGTACTCCGATCCAGTCCTTGTAGTTCGGATGATCCTGAACGAGCTTGATGTATTCCCTCTCGGTCAAGTTGTTTGCCTTGATGACCTCGTCGTAGTAGAAGTTCTGCGAAGGGTCGTTGAACGTCTTCACGAGTCCGAGGTCGAGCATCGCCTTCTGTCGACCATACGGATGAATGATCTTCGAAGAGTTGAATACCTTGTCGCGATCGAGGGAATTATATGCCTCGCCCATGCGTACGTAATTTGTTGCATATCGGATATAGTCACAGCAAACATCTTCGCAATCGTAAGGCACACTGCCAGTATCTTTACACGCCATCTCCATCACGGCGTCGAGGAAAGCCTGAGTCTTCATCTTCTTGAGAGGACGAGCCAGATATGAGATGCACTGCTCGGCATTCGATCCATAGAAGAACATCGATTGGCGATCAACGTATTGAGGATACCAATCTGCAATATCGGCAATGATGGCAGCGTATTGAAAATGATACTGACGAAGGCCATTTACGACATTCCAGTCGAGCATGAACTGACCAATCTCTCGAAGAGTCTTTGCCTTTCCTATGGTTGGCATTCGAGATTCAAATAGCCAGTCTGCCAGATCGCGAGCCAATCGAGGAGCGAACTCACAGAGGTAGTAGTCGCCTCCGCGCTTGTATCCAGTCGGCGGCTTAGGAAACGCAGGGAACTGATATCCCACGGAAGTGTAGAAGGAGTTCTGCTCGTTCTTCACCATCTCACACATGTCCTCGATCGACTTGGCTCGATGAAGCTTCAAAAGCAATGTGTTATGATAGCCCGAAGGCTTCTGAGCGTAGTTGATGCCAGAACCACATACTCGATGGAGAATGAAGATGTAGAGCCATTCGGCCAGGCCAAAGTGTGCATGCTTACCGGTCCAGTCGTGTGCGACCTGATCTCGTTGAGGAGTGATTTTACCTGCCTCCATCTTCTTCCAGTACGGATGTCTATCCGTCCAACCGTAGAAGCAGTCATTCATGATCTGAGAGAATCCGGCATACTTACGCTCAACCACGTCATACAGTTCCACGTTCTCGAGGAGTCCATCATTCATATTGGATTCCATGTGTGTGAGCATTCCGTATGGAGGATTCAACGACACGTTGCACTTCTCCTGCTGTTCCTTGGCGAGCCTGAAGTAGCGAAGAAAGTCCTGATAGTATGGTGTTGATTCGATTATCATATCATGTCGTATTGAATACTAGCTTCGTCAAAAAGATCGTACGTCAATCCACAAGATTCTTGCCAACGCTCTGGAATATCCTGCTTCGGAATGACGACCCTATGAATGCCTACCTGAATAATGCCCTTGGCACACTCAGAACAAATAGGCAATCCGATGGCATACAGCGTAGCACCGTCTAAAGATACTCCGTGTTGAATCGCGTTGTAGATCGCATTCATCTCCGCGTGAACCACGTACTTGTACTTGAGTTCGCGCGTATTGAGTCTCTCAGGCGTATCCTTGATTCCACGAGGGAAACCGTTATAGCCAGATGCCAAGATGCGACGATGCCTGACGATCACGCAGCCAATCTTTCGAGACGGATCTTTGGACCACGCGGCGACCTCAGTAGCCATCTTCAAGAATCTTGAATCCCAGTCGCTCATGGCTTAGCCTTACAGTTATCAAAATGGTATCGAGTCATTAGATTATTTAGCTAATATATTTCGAATCAGGGCACAAGGCAATGTATTCAGCTTTTGACATATTCCGCTGGAATTTACCATAACATTCTACCATCCAAAAATTGCGCTCATAGCAATGCAATGATCCAACATTCCAATGAATATCGCCGGCGGCTATATTTGATTCTGTTAGACGATTATAGTCGGCCACCAATAGATCAAGTACATGCTTCTGCCATGCATAATCATTCCTATATCCTGCCCAAACATCATTGCTCCTCATCTGTACGACGCAGTGCATCTTGCCTTCGCGAATCAGGTACTGCACGGCATTGGTGCACATGAAGTCGGATCGACCGTTATGAAAGGCGTCTTCATGCATCGTCGGACGAGTGTAGATCATGATGGCTCTACGTGTGTCTTTGTTTGCAATCAGCTCGGCTCGGCACTTCTTGTACTGATCGTGGTTACTCGGCGACCAGATGCACCATCCGTAGTTCGAGTTGATGAGGCCGTCCTTGTCAGCAACTTGCTTCCAGATCTCGGGAACCTTGCCGGGAATATCATTCACGTTGAGCGACTGAGACTCATACCACTCGAGTTCACGATTGACGTAGTCTTCATTGACCGTGCCAAAGATCGTGGGCTCATCGGCAATAAACGAAGCACCGATCAGCTCGATCGTCTTTACGCCAGACTTATCGGTCACGAATTCTTCGGCCATCAAAGACTCGAAGAAGTGCCACTGAAGATCCATCACATTTATTTTTTTGTCTTTCATTTTAAGTTTAAGAGTTCCTACACGATGTTGTTGGGTTTCGATATGCGACGATTCAAGAAGTCGCGATCTGAATTCTGACCTTCCATCTTGCCGCGACAGTAAGAGACGATGAACGAGCAGTAGTTGATCATGTCTTTGGCCGAGTCTTCGAGCGATTCGAAGTTGGGCTTGTAGCTAGGATCGTTCTGCATGGCCGCGACAACGGAATCCATTCGAAGCTTCTTGGCATGAATGATGTCGAGGAGGGTAATCACGCCGTTCGGATAGTAATCGGCCTGCTTGATTCGAGAATTCGGATTCTGATAGTCGCGCGACTTGCTGAGTTGTAACTCGATGCATTCGCGAAGGGCTCTTATTGATTCACGTTCTGTTTGTTGGTTCATAGATTAGGGCATTATTATAGTCTGCGATTGATGGTTTGTACAGTACTAAATTACGAAGCCGTCTGACCGTCGATGTATAGGTCGATGGACTCGGCCAACGTGTCGGCCTTGTAGTGACCAGTGTTGATATGATCTTCAAATTTTTTAAAGATGATATGAATATCAGTACTTTGAGTTTGCATTATAGAGTTTAGATCCGGAGAGTTCGCGCATTCGTTGAGCAAGGACAGGATTATTTACCGTTCTGAGATGTGTCATCTTGGAGATGGGCCAGCATACCATGACTCGACCCATGGGTTCATATGAAGTAGGACGAGTCGAGACCATGTTGTATCCTTCACGATCCACGCATTCAAAGATCTTGATGTCCGACGTGGCATCATACTCTACGAAGATCAGACGATCAACGGACATGCACTTCTTCAGATTGGTCTGATGCTGAGCGTTGACCGTGAATGATCCGTTCGGATGGCGATTCTGCGTCTTCACCTCGATGTTCTTGCCAAGGGCCGTCATGTCTTTGACCATGTCGTACTTGTTTTCAGACAGGCTTCCACCAAGGATCGAGGCGACTAGCTCCTCTCCAAGCTTACCGAGCTTCTCTTTGTTTGTTGTATAGTTCATATCAAAACGGTTTTAAGAAAGCCTCGACTTTATTTGAACTTGGCATATTAGCTCTTAAATGGCGCCATGTTCTAAACGCCCAACTGACGGCCTTGTAGTACGGCTTAATGAGGAATCGAGCGTACCACTTCGTCCAGAATACACGCTCATTCTCCATTCGTTTTTCAAACGCTTCATTCTGAGCTCGAGATTCTGCGTTGTTCTCGTGAGTGAATGCTTTCAGACGAATGGACTTTACCTTGCCATCGATGACCTTAGCCGTGTATTCGACCCAATAGTCGTTCTCCAATTCAAGATTGTCTTGAAAGCGAATGGAGTCGTAGAAGTCAAAAGAGCCGGTGAAGTCGTGAAGGTCCTTCCAAGATGAGCTCACTTCCTTCATGTGACCGATTCGGCCCATGATTGATTTGCTCTTTGGATCTCCAGGCACGTGTTCGAGGATCGCGTCACGTAGTTGCAGCTTCTTGTCAGAAGTGATGCGATACTGCGCGAACGCACTATCGATGTCCTTGGTCTGAAAGGTAAGTTTATTGAAGTCATATCCCTTGAGTTCCATTGGATTCGGAATCTTAGGCAACTTGGCCTCACACGTAATGTAGTCGAACATTCCCATAGTTTTATTTAGATGATTGAGTGTTGATAAACGTTAGGCCATACGTTCCAACCTTGGGGCCGAGAGCATATACGTTGCTCACCGTAGGTTTGGGCATCTCTGCCATCAACAAAATTAAAAGAGCAGTAGGATGATAGCCAGTTCCGAAACCCGAAAGGCCACATCATCAGTCATTCGGCCACTCACTCGCTTCCGCTACGCAGTTGCGCTACTACTCTAAATATCCCGCTGCAAGTGTCCACCGGAATCCAGCAGTATTTGCCCACTTGCACTTCATTCGAGCTTTCCTTAGCATATCGCCTAGTATATTCTCGAGACTCGTCCGGCAAAGGAACGGGATAAATTGGCGGGCGATGGCAGGATTTGAACCTGCAACATGCTCATTTAAGAGCCGCGTCTGACTATCAGCACAACTGATAGCATCAATCCTTCGTTGAATTGAATTCCGCCACATCGCCCAAATTCATTCTGATATAAGAATACCACATATTCATCAAATGTACACAAAAAGGTGTAACTGAATTACGAAGTCATTATAAGCCCACGTGCTTCTTAATGACGCTGAAGTAATACTCAAAACACTTCTCGGGAGTATGATTGGCGTTGTAGTCGTCAAATGATTTTTGAGCTAAGGCTTCATATCGCTTCTCGTCGAGCATGTAGCGAATCTTCTCTTCTACGTCTTGAAAGTCGTCGCGAATCACGCAGTAGTCTTTGAACGGCATCACGCTGTCACTCACGGACTTATTTCGCATCTGAGGCATGATGATGGCCGCTTTAACGGAAGCGAGTTCCCAGATCCTCCAAGAGTCGTACGAGTTACCAAAGTAGTGAAGGCCGATCTTGGATCGATTGATCGCTTCTACGAATTCCATCGACTGCTGACCTCCTGGCGGCTGAGGAGAGACGGAGATGTACCATCGCAAGTCGCTCATCGAGCCTCTCGCCAAGCTCATGATCTTTTCAATGAATGGAGCGCGTCGAGGATTGCTGATGTTACCGATGAAGCTCACGTCGATGTCCTTTGACGCATATGCCGGATTGTATTGAGACGGAATAGGAAAGTGCATCGGATACACGACGCAGTCTCGAGCATTCTTAGTCTGATCCGTGTATTCTCGATGCATCACGACGTCGGGCTTACGATCCGACCAGTGCTGAATGTCTTCGAAGTCCGTGTCGTCGTGCTGAATCAGGACGGAGTCCTGAAAGTAATTGTTGATCAGGTGATTCGTGATCGGAATAGTCCAGCCCTCGTGAAGGTATAAGAACACGGCTCGATACTTGTCCTTTGGAACGAAGGTGGCGAGGCTCGCTTCGTCGACGAAGTCACAGGTATATCCAAGCTTCTCGAACGACTTAAAGATGAACGTCGAGTTTCGAACCCATGAGTAGTTAAAGAATAAGAAGTCTTTCATGTATATTTGAGAGGATAATCCGTACATATGCCTTTGATGTCTGGAAGATCTTGGGCGTAATGATGCATCACCGTGATTCCATTCTTTAGATATACATTTGGAAAGCACCAGATGTGACCTTTGCTCGTCAGAGTCATTCTATCCGTATCATGCCAGAACCAATTGATGTCGAGCGTAGAAGCATATTGAGCCGCCTCAATATTCTTACAATGCACCCAAAGATTCTTATTGAAGAAGTCTGAATCAATTTGATATTGAGGGCCATCATGACCAAGGAATAGTTCTCCATTTATTCTCCAGAGGTCGACCTCGATCTGATGCGTCTGACTCATCTCAGAGATGTGATCAGGATTGTTCTCTAGAGAATTATCACGGCCATTCAGATTGCCTCTATGAGATATGATGATCATTTGCAATAATAATCATTTTGTCGCTTTTACGAAGATCCATTCAGAATGTGAATCGGCAAAAGCTGGACGTATAACTGTTTCAATATTTTTAAATCCAATCTCTTGAAAGTCTTTAATCAATTGATTCGGATCAGTGACTCTGACGTCATGACCGCTGTTTGTAACTGAAGCATGAGTGGCTTCATCATAGTATTCGGCCGTATTGGGATGACTATAACCGAATCCCATCTGAATGGATATGATTCCATTCTTAGATAGCACTTTATACATATGCTCAAGGATTTTTTTGCGAATTGAATATACGCATATATGTTGCAGCACGATAGTTGACATAATGAAGTCATAGTAACCATCCTGCGCAGATCCTAGATCGTTGCCATTCGTGACAAAAAAGTTAAAATTCTTATAATTCTGATCAGTTAGCAATTTTTTACAATATTCAATATTATTGCCGCTGATGTCACATCCATGAGCCTCTTTAAGATTAAAACGGCTTGATAGCATATTCATTACATTTCTACCACAGCCGCAACCAAAGTCCAATGCCCTTTTATTGGACCAATCTCCTTGTGTCAATGGCTGCAATAAGATTCCATAATAATCAGGATTTGCATCATGATGTCTATGATTCATTTGCGCCATTATAGGAGTTTCTGCTTCGTAAAAAACCTTTTGCATCTTTGTATAATCCTCTTGATTTTTCATAATATTTTAATTTGCGTTATAGGTTTCTATTTCTTTAAGTGTGATTCCGTATTCATTGAGCCGATTCTCTGAAATTATTCCTGCTTGTACAATATTATTTAATTTTCTAACAATCTCTTGATCTTCACCAGCAACAATATTATCTTCTATCAGCTCAGCTTTAAGTATATTTTGCACATATTTATTGATGTATTCATGTTGCAATGGCTGCAAATTTGGAGAGATATGATCAAACATTTTTCCAAACTTTATAGCATTCTCATGATTCATCACGAAATGAAAATCGCCTTTACCGTAAGCAAAATTATTGACATAGACTTTCGATGTAACATCATAATTTTGCATCTTCATATCTTTCCATAAAAAAAGATCAGGCCTGTAAATAATTATTTTATCATAGTCAACAGGCGTATCATTCAACATCAAACACACTCTATATAGAGATAATAGC